CACCTCGCGCGGGATCACCACACTGACCCCGCAGCTCAGCGCCTCCAGCGGCGGCATCGGCACGCCCTCGATCAGCGACGTCACCACCAGGATGTCCAGGCTCTGGAAAAACGCCGGCATCTGGTCCCACGTGTACCGCTCCGTGCGCACTGGCCACCCCCGCCCCGAGGCGCGCCACTCCAGCCGGCGCCCGATCGTCGAGCGCACCACCTCGCTGGCCAAATCGCTGCCCTTCCGCCCGCTCCGGTACGTGTAGCCGCTGAACCCGGCCACGATGCCCCGCCGATTGCTCTGTTTGGTGATCGTGAACCGCTCCCGCTCCACCGGCGGCCGGATCTGCACCGTCGGCCCGAACTGCTCCAGGTACTCGGCGTACATCCGCGCCGTGGCGATCCGCAGCTGCACCCGCCCGGCGATCTCGTCGAACAGCCGGGCCTTGGCGGTTCCCTCAGCCTCCCGGTGGGTGAAATAGGCCGCGACCGGCACGCCCGGCCACGGCTTCGCGATCTGGGACTCGAAATATCCGCTCAGGTACACAGCGTCAGCGTGCGAGTCCGGCCTACCCGTCAACGTCCAGCCGTTCCCCGCGCGCAGATAGCGCGAGAAACGCGGGATCACACGATCATCGTTCGGGTTACGGCATAGGACGTTGACGTTCATCGTCTAGCTCCCGCTCTCCAGGTCGACCTCGACGAACCCCGAGGGACGGATCAGCGCGAACGCCGCCCGCATCTCCGCCAGGATCGCAACCATATTCCGGATGAAGAAATCGCTGTGGCTGTCGCTCACCTGGATGCTGGCCGCCTCACGGTCCCACAGGACGGCCTTCCGCCAGTCGGCCACGTACCCGGTGCCCTGGGTCAGGCTCTGGCTCGTCACCACCGGAACGCCCCACAGCTGCGGCGCGCCGCGCATCATCGGGCCGCCCCAGTAGTAGCGGCCGTTGTCGTCCGTCAGCAGCTCGATCGTCTCCCAGTCCTCGGGATGCAGCACCCACGCGGTGGCCATCGCCCGGCCCGTCACCCGCAGGGTCGTGATCGCCTGACGGGTCGTGGTCAGGATGTCCGTATTCCACGCCTGCGCCAGGATGCCGGAGGTGTTGGTGATGCCGGTGAAATTCTCGCCGACGCCGTCGCCGGTGAAAATCTGGCTCTCCAGCTCCTCGAACAGATCCGCCCGCAGCTCCTGGTCGATCAACCCGCGCAACTGAGCCGCGTCGCTCAGCGCCCGCTTCGTCGCCGGGATCCACACGGGGATGGTTTTGACCGCCGCCTGAACCTTCTCGAACGCCATCGCGCCCTCGGGTTTCTCGCCCGTGATCGCGCCGGTCGCGGTGCTGTCCGAGTCGGTGACGTTGGCCTCCTGCGTCGGAGCCGCCTCCTGGACGCGCTGCGTCTGCCGCACGAACTCGATCAAATCGCTGGTCGTCTGCCGGCGGCTGATCAGGTCCAACACGTTCAGCGGATACCGCCCCAGCGGCTCGTAGATGCCGGTGTAGTCGGTCTCGACGAACGCCCCCGCGCTGGTATCGCTATCCCCGACGATCAAATCCTTCCGAGCCAGTAGGGATTTGAACTGCACCGGCGGCGAATGCAGCCCGCGCGCCGACTCCGGGATGTTCCCCGATGGCGCCACCTGCTCCATCCACGATTTGAACTCCGGGCTGTTGACGAACCGCTGGCCCAGCGTCCCCATCGCGCCCGGCTGCCCGGGCTGGGGCTCCTGTCCCTCGCCCTTGGCCGCGAACTCGTCGCTCAGCGCCTGGATCTGGTCCCGCAGTTTGGCGTCCTGCGCGCTCTCCTCGATCTCCGATTTGAGCTGCCGGGCGTCCGCCAGCATTTTCGCGACCTTCTCCCGCTCGTCGGCGGTGAAATCCCGCTCCTCCTGCTCACACTGGGCCGCGATGTCCCGCGCCGATTTGAGCAGTGCCTCCATCTGTTGCTGTTTAGTTTTCACGTCATTCCTCCAGTTCTAAAATCTCGATTTGTGTCAAAACCACACTCGGAGGAACACCACCGCTCGGCTTACCGCTGTCACCGGCCTCGCCTTCGTCGTCCCCCACATCATCGGCGCCCTCGTCCGCGCCGCCATCCTCGTGCTCGTCCAACAGCGCCTTCAAGCGCTGCACGTCCTCCTCGCTCAGCCCCGCGGCCGATTTCAAACTGACCGTCCGCGTGCCAATCCCCGCGCCGCGCGTCACCGGGGCCACACCCCACACGTCCAACTGTTTCAGGAAATACACCGACTCGCCGTTGAACTCGCCGCTCTCGGCCTCCTCGATGTCGAACGTGTACGACCACTCCTCCAGGCCGTCCAGGTTTTTGAGCGTCAGGTAATGGTCCTTGCCCGGCGTAGTGTCCAGGAAAAAAAGTCCCTCGACCCACGCCTCGCGCTCGTTGGTGTGGATCACCCCCTTTCCGGGCGGCAGGCCGTAATCGTGGTTCCAGCCCTCGATCACCGCCTCCTGTCCGTCGCGGAACGCGCCCGGCAGCGTCACGTCGCCGTCGTGATCGATCACGTTGAACTGCGCGAACACAGACCGGAACGTCCCCTCCTCGCCGTCGGCCTTCAGCTCGATCGGCGCCCTGTACGTTTTTCTCGCCATACTGTCCCTCTCTTTTCCCGCTGCACGAATGCAGGCGAAAATAGCCTCCTCATCCGTCCCGCCGCGCTCCAACACGGCGTTGGCAGCGTCCACACACTGCCGCTGTTCCTCCGCGCTCCAATTGAGCGCCACGTCTGGCGGGTCGTCATACGTCCACGGCATCGCTCACCTCCAGCGCCCGCACGATCTCGTCGACCACGTTCGTCGGATCGTGGAGCATCGTCCCGCTGTAGCGCATCATGCGCCAGCCCAGCATCGCCGCCGCGTGGGGTGGAACTGGTACTCGCGCACGCACGGAGGAGCGTCCGCGGGCGCCAACGTGCGCCACGCCAGCGCGAACTCCGCCTCCAACTCGCTGCTCACGCGCTGAACCTCACCGTGCACTCGCAATTAGCGTTCTGCTCCGCGCCGCCCTGCGGATCGCCCGGCCAGCGCAGGCCGTTCGGGAACCGCTCCCGGATCCCCACCGTCACCCCGTCCAGCGCCGCGTGATCCGGCCGCGGATTGCCGCTGTTGACCTGCCACGTTTTGTACCGCATCCCGCCCTGGGCCGCGCCCTCCGTCGCACCGAAATTAAGCGCCGACGTCACCGCGCTCGCCGCCTGGCGCGCCACCCAGGCCGTTATGGCCTGCTCAAATATGCCCCGAGCCATCTCGCGGGGCTCCGGCTCCCGGAGCGCCGCCTCCAGCCGATCTCGCGTGTATCCGTTGATGTACGCTGCCTGTACCCGACTGTGCTCCTCCAGCCAGGGCCGCATCAGCTCCTCGTCGAGCTCGGCGTCCAATGCCCCGGCCGCCAGCTCAGCCCACGTCGTCGCCGTCAGCGTGTTGAGCGGCAGGAGATCGTCGTACAGCTCGTTGTTCCAGCGCTCGTCGTCCCACCAGACCCCGCCGATGTCCGATTTTTTCCCCGCCTGCTCCGGGATGCGGCTCATAATCGACGCCTCCTGGCGGCGGTAATGCCGGACTAGCACCTCACGCCATTTCTGCTCGTGGCGCCGCCGCAATTCCACGTTCTGGACATCCAGCGCCTTGATCGTGAGCCCGCTGCTCAGCAGCTTCGGCGCGCTGTCCCTGGGCGACGCCTGCGCGCCCGTCAGCACGTTCAACGGTGTGACCAGCGCGTCCCCTCCTGGCACGCTGGGCAGGTTCTGGCGCGCCCGCGCCTCGTTGCGCGTCATCCACGGCGCCCCGACCGCGCTCTGGTACGCCTGCGTCTGCTCGTCGAAATCGCCGCGCATTTTCTCGTCGATGTTGAACTCGACGTACACGCCGTCGGTATCCTCAAAATCCGGCAGCAGCTGGAGCGCGATGTCCTCCTCGATCATCCGCAGCCAGGGCCCTAGCGCATCCTGATAGAGCTGTTTGTGCTGCTCGCGGATGTTCGAGAACGTGGCGTGATCCAGGATCCCCACCATGGGCAGCGGGATGTGATACGCGCGCGCGCACTCCTCTCGACCTAATTTCCGTGCTCCCAGGTACTCGCTCTCCTGGGCGTTGAAACTGGCATTTTTCCACGTCATCCCATCTTCCAGGATCGCTGTCCGCCCGCTACTCTCCGTGCCTGAGTACAATGCCTCGAATTCCGTCCGGAATCGTTTTCGCGCAGGGCGTGACCATTCCGGTGCGGAGGCTGGCCGCTCGATGATTCCTGCCATCCTAGCCGCGTTTTTCCAGAAATATTCTCGATAGTCCCCGGCCGCGTGCTCTTCGGCCAGAATCCTACGCAATGTCTCCAGAGGCGACAACCCCACAATCGCACTCTCGGCGTTGTATCCCCGAAAATGCACAATGTCCGCCGGCTCGATCTTCCTTTCCCAGCCGCTCAACACAATTTTGTACTCCGTTGGCACCAATCCTCCGGAGACCTGCACAAATTGCGGCGGTATTCGCAGCAGGCCTAGCGACGCGCCTTCTCTGCGCACTTTGAGCCAATACGCGTTGAAGTACGTCGCCAGATCGCTAACCAGCGCCTCAATCAGGCGGTATCTGGTCACCTTGAACACCGGCGGGAGGGGGCATGCGATTACCTGCACCAGTGGATGATCCGTTAGCCGCTGGCGATCCGTGTCCGAGATCCGTCGGAATACATGCAGACCAAGCTGTGCGATATTGCGTGCCAGGAAATCGACACATGTTCTGACATTTGGCTGTGCGCGGTAGATTGTGGCGTAATCATAATTGTAGTCGTTGTAAAACCGCAGACTACCATAGCTGTTCACTGGCCACCAGGACCGTTGGATACTGGCTAGTTGTCCCGCGCTCATCACCACCGACATCAGCTCACCACCTGAATAAAATCGACGTTGCTGCGCTCAATCACCAGCTCGCCATCCATCGATATTGTCTCTCCGCGCTCTCGCAGCATCTCCGTATTACGCAT